TTCCAAAAAATGAATGGAGAGAAATTTCATTACTCCCGACTGAAAAATTTGTAGATAAAAGGGGTCAACCAGTATTCAAATCAAAAGTTTGGGACGCTCCATAAATGGCTTTTCAAGACATAAAACCAAAACCATACTATACAAAGCAAGGAAAAAACTTTAAGCTTCAGTATGACCCTACAAATGGAAATGTACAGCTCGTAGAAGATGGTTTATTGGCAATTGGTACAACTCCAATATTTTATAATGGCAATTTTAGAACCGACTTTTTAGATAATCTTGGTGTAACAACACAAGAAAGAAATACATTATATCAACAAATACAGAATTCAGTTAATACTTCCCATAAAAATGCTGGTGGCAATGCTGCAGGATTGAAATTGCCATCTTGGGCGCAATCATCTCAATTTGGGCAAGCACCTGGAACGACAAATAATCCACAAGGAGCAACTCCTCCTATTCCTGGTCTTGGATCAATACTTTCAGCTGTAAATCCAATATCTATTAATAATAGTTTTGCCAGTGCTAATGCAAAAGATGTTTATGGAGGAGCTTGGAAATACCCATCAGATATTTTAGAACTTCAGCAAGATACTTTACAAATATCACAATATCGTTATAGAGCACCAAACCAAGATGCTTTTACTGGTGGAAACTATACAAATATTTTTTTACAAGGACTACAAAGAAACAGTGCCATACAAGATTATCAAGGAACAGTAATACTCCCAATTCCAAGCGGAGTACAAGATTCCAATGGGGTAGATTGGGGAGGTGGAAATACAATGAGTAATATCAATGCAGCAGTTACCTCATATGTACAACAAAATCCCAATCAAGCTGTAGCAGGTCAACTTGCAACTCAAATTGCAGGCCAATTTACTGGGATTTCTCCACAACTAGCAAATCAACTTGGAACAATTGCAGCAGCTACTGGATTTGACGTTAGCAATATAATGCAAAGGCAAGATATATCCGCAGTTATAACCTCTTTACTTCTTAAAAATGCAGGATTTGATGTAGCACCAGAAACAATCCTATCAAGAGGATATGGAATTATTCCAAATGCAAACCTTGAATTGCTTTTTAATGGTCCAACATTAAGACAATTCAGATTTACATATCGTATGAGTCCAAGAAGTGAACCAGAAGCATTAGAAATTAGAAAGATAATAAGATTCTTTAAGCAAGGAATGGCAGCAAGAAAACAAAATGCTCAAAATGGTTCTGGTGCAAGTTCTTTATTTTTAGGAACACCAAATGTATTTAAATTAGAGTACAAATCTGGAGGAAGATCAATTCCAGGATTAAATAAATTTAAGATATGTGCTTTAACTGGATTATCTGCAAATTATGCACCAGATGGAACTTGGGCAGCATATGATGGTGGTCAACCAGTATCACTAGCTTTAGCAATGGACTTCCAAGAACTTGAGCCTATTTACGAAAGTGACTATCAAGAAACAGTCGCAGTTAATGACAATCCAAAAGTTGGTCCAGACGACATAGGTTACTAAAGATGTCTTATTTCAGAGAACTACCAGATCTTGAATATCTTTCACAATCTCCAGATAGGAAATCTAATGGAGATTATATAAAAGTAAAAAATATCTTCAAGAGACCAAAACTTCGTGAGGATATTAAGAATGCAATAACAGCATTTAATTATTATCAAGTAGAAGATGGCGAAAGACCAGATCAAGTTGCTGAAAAATTATATAATGATCCTTCATTAGACTGGGTAATTTTAATAACAAATAATATTACAAACATAAAAAATGACTGGCCTTTAGATACCGAATCATTTAATAATTATGTTTTAGAAAAATATGGATCTGAAGAAAATTTATATCAAGCACATCACTACGAAACAGTAGAAACTAGAGATACTTATAATAGACTAATTATTCCTGGTGGTTTATTAGTAGATCCATTAACTTCTTTTGACTTTATATCAGATCTCGGGAGAGATTATATTTTACCAGCATTCCCAGCAGACAAAGCATTAAATGTAGTAACAGTCAATTTAAATCAAGTTCTCAAAGTAGGAACAAGAACAAATGATGTAGAAATAATCATTCCAGAGGTAACAGCAACAACTTCAAATTTTTATGCATATACTAGAGACAATCAAAGTGTAAAATTAACTATAAACAATACTTATGATGGTTGGCCTGCATCGTGGAGTGGTATAAATATTGTAACAGGAAGAAGCCAATTATATAGAATTACAATTGATGATTATATTGGACCTCTTGATGTAGAAATTCCAGATACTTTATATGAAGTTGTTGGCGAGTTCCGAAATGGAAGAATAGTACCAGTATTTAAATTCAAAGAGCAATAAAATAAAGAAATGGCAGAACCACTAGAAGGTCTAAATGTAAAGTTTTCAACCAAATCTTACGAATTAAATTACATAGATAATGAAATAGTTTTTAGTGCTCCAAACTCCATCAAAGTAGTGACTAATTTGGCATACGAAACAAAATTAAATGATGAAAAAAGACAAATTCTTGTATTAAAACCAGAATATCTTGGTGCTTTTGTTGGAGATGTTAAGAATATGATGGTCTATGATACTTCAAGTCAATTCGTAGATAAAAAAACAAAAAGAGTTTATAACTCTCGTCTCAAGTAAAAAGGGGAGCATATGCTCCCCTTTCTTTTTAGCAAGAATATCTTTGAACTTCAGTCCATCTTTTTATATAACCTTCATTTATACCATCCCCAGAGACATATTCTTCACGATATATTTCTCTTCTGCAAACATTATAATATCTTGGAACATAATAAGTTGGATAATATCCATTATTTTTGAATGGTCTCCAAAATTGATTCCAAGTTATAGCTTTAGATGGGGAAGAAAATAAAATCAAAAAAAGAAGAACTATAATCTTCATTATGATTCTGCTAGTTTTTGAAAGTATGATAGAGCATCATCTTCATCTTCTCCATCATCAGATGAAGAGATTGAAGATTGTACGCTAGTGTTGGATGTAGTTTCACCACGACGCTCTCTTTCCCATTCTTCCTCTTCTGCAACAACTTCAGGATCTTGATTCTTGGGAACACCACGAAGACCAAGAGTATACTCAAGACGCTTCTTCAGATCATCATATGATTTGAATTCTTTCACGTCTGTAAAGTCATTCAAATTGTTCAGAGATTTGTAGATGCTTTCAAGTTCATCATCATCACCATCAAGTAGAGCAGAAGGAGATGCAAACTCGGACTTATCATAATTCCAGTAACCATCTTTCTTAACAAGTTTTAGTTTGAAGTTAGCACCAGTCCAGAAATCGAAAGGATTGATTGGTTGCTCATCATCAAATTCTGGTTGCATTGCTGCCATAATCTTATCAAAGATTTTTTTACCAAACTTATAAAGAAATACTTTACCTTCATTATCTGGATTGGCAGGATCCTTTACAACGTAAATATTAGCAAAGTAGGAAAGTTTACGCTTTTGTTTACGTGCTTCTTCCTTGTCACGGTCAGAACCAGAGTTCCATAGAACACGGTTCTTCTCACAAACAGGACATTGTTGACCAAGAGTGGTGAGGCAGTTGTCAATCAACCAACCACCAGGACCTTGGAATGCGTGAGACCATACTTGTGCCCAAGGTAGTTCACAACCTTCGGGGGCAGGGAGGAAACGGATAACTGCGGAACCTACACCGCTCTTATCCATAACAGGTTTCCAAAAACGGTCGTCATCTTTGGAACCAGAATCGTTGAGTTTCTCAACTTGTTTGATGAGTTTTTCGGTAAGTGAACCCATCTTTGATTGCTTTTTAAGATCAGCAAATCCCATTCGTATTCTCCGTATTAGTAGTATTGAAAGTGTGTGCCGTATTGGTACGTATTAATTGTAGCAAAATCCTTGTCAAATGTCAAGGCTGTCTTCAAGTTTTTTTATGCTGTTTTCCATAATATTGAAAAAATCATTGATATTTTGTCCGTCTTTTAAACCAAACATTTTAGCGGACTCTATAATTTTTTCTTTCATTTCCACTGCTTCTGGATCATCAGATAAAGATAACCGAAATATAAAAAGTTTCTGTTTTTCAAGAAATTCTTTCATTCTTTCTAAATGCTCTTTTTTCCCTTCTTTATCAAGGAAAGGAAGATTCATAACATCAATAAAAAGTTGATTTTGAAGATCATCCAATTCAAATAAAGATTCCCTTACAAGTTCGGATTCAAAAAAAGAGCTCACAATACGATCTCCCGCAGTACTTCTTTATATTTTGCTACATCAATATTTAGAAATGGTTTATACTTAAATATTTTTAAACTTACGGTTTCCCACACAGGGTCATCAAGACGCTTATCAAATGTAGATGTATAATTTAAAATCAAATCGAGTATTACAATAGTTTCTAAACTAATGACACCCTCAAGATATTTTTTAAGTATCTCTGGGTGTCTTCCTTTTTTGCAGGAAAATAAATTTTTAAAATTTTCTTTTTGAATAAAAACTTCTACTTCTGTTTTAAATGTATAAAATAAACTTTGAATTTTTTTTAACCAATCCATATATACAGATTCACCATTTCTGATGATTTCACCTATCCATAGTGATTGTGGATCATCACAGGAAGAAAAGTTTGCTACAAAATATGCTTTAATTTCATTATCAGTTTTTTGTCTAGAAGTTCTTTCAAAAAAATATCTATCAGTCCTCTTATGAAAAGAGTCTAGAGAAGCTCTAGACTTTCCACAATATTTGAAATAATCGTAATTCTTTTTTGAAAAATGGTTTTTAAATGCAAGATATGTTTTATAAACTTCAAATGGAGTCACTTTATCAAAGAGGTAATTTTGCTCTTGTAGTTTTTTTAAGAAAATTCAATTCTATAGCATTATGCTTTAGTTTTTCTTTTAATGGTTTAGAAATTAGTTTTGATATATTCTCGACCTCAATACTATTTTCTTCACAATAAGTGACAATTGCATCAATATAATTAATTTTAGATTCTTTTACAATCTTTTCAATTTCTTGTGCAAATTTTTGAGGACACAAAAATTTTGTGTTTAATTCTTCTTTTACTTGATCATCCATATTCCTGAAGTTTATCTCTAACAAACTTTCTAATGTATTCTGTGAGAAGTTTAATGTATTTTGTTTTGTCTCGTTCTTCATAAACAATGCATTCTCCATTTTCGCAAGCCATAATAATTACAAGTTTTTTAACTGAAATACCAGTCAATTCATAAAGCATACATCCATATGCCATACATTGAACAAAATAATGATCGATCCACTCTCTTGGTTTAGGTTTTTTAGAAGTCTTAAAGTCAATTATTGCCAACTCGCCGTCATATTCAGCGATACAATCTACTGTCCCAGCGATACCTAATTGCCTACTATATAGCGACCCTTCAAGAGCGTGAATATTATTTATTCTATCAAGTTGTGGTTTAGCAATCTTAAAAAGAAAATCAGAAAGAGGTTGAACTTTCGGTAACTCTTCATTTTTAAGATGCTGCTCAACAAGTGTATGCATATCAGTTCCGCGACTTGTTGCCGCTTTTGTAATACGCTCTGCTTGCTCATTGCCAACTTTTTTGCGCCATTTAATAAAAATTTCTTTATTGAAATGGCTAGTTACAGAGGTAATAGATACCAATCGGATAAGTTCTTCCTCTGTTGGAACTTTATAATAACGAACTCCTTCAATAGTTTCCCTCTCCAGTTGAGGAAGATTCAATTCAACGTGATTAAACATCAAAAACCTGCTTCCATCTTTGCAATAATATATTCTTTGACTAGTCCTGAACGGACAATATCATCAACACCAAATTCAATTATATCAAATGATGGCATTTTTCTCAAGATATTCATAAAATCACTAATGCCTGTCCTTTCATTTGTCTTAACCAAATCTGATTGTGAAGCATCACCACAAAAACAAATTCTACTATTTTCACCAACACGAGTAATTATAGAATCAAGTTCGTGGAAATTGAGATTTTGATATTCATCGACAATAATAATAGAATTATCTAAAGTTGATCCACGAAGAAAAGAAGTACTCCAAAACTTAATTGTTTCTTGCTGCTTTAAATTACCATAAAGCATTTCAAAGTCAGCATCACTGGGCATTTGGAACATATACTTTACCATATTCTTATAAGGAATTTGATAAAGAGCAGACTTATCATCATGGTCTCCTGGAAGGAATCCAATCTCACGGGTTGCAACTAAAGAACGAACAATATAAATTTGCTCATAAGGAGTAATTTCATTAAGAACTTCTTTTAATGCATTGTAAAGTGTAATAAATGTTTTACCAGTTCCTGCACATCCATATGCAACTAAATGTTTTCCTTCAGAATAAGAATCAAAAAGTTTTTTCTGATTTTCTGTTAAAGGATCAATATCAATCAAATAATCGGAACTAATTGGTTTTCTTCTTTTCATCTGCTTGGCAGTCATTCCAACTCCAATTGGATGATTGTCATTGTTTCTTCTTTTTCTTGCCATTAAATTACTTGTAGGGTTTTACTGTAGCTCCTGGAACTTTAGATACTTTGTGAAGTACCTCATTCCATCCTCCATCTGTTTTGTTCTGAAAATCACCAACAGAACTTACAGAATTTAAAATAGTTGGCATTTGTACAATATTTGGATGTTCTTTAAGATAAGGTTCCCTTTCTGCCATATACATCCATTTTTCAAAAATTTCACCCGTATCTGTGTTTTGGAATCTATATGTTGGCATTAGTATCAATTATATACAAAAATATTTATTCTATAGTTATTGAGGGTGCATCCACGCACTCTGTACATCCTTTACGAGACCAACCAAGTGCTTCAGATACTGCAGGGAACTGACAAGTAAAGATACAACGAACAAGTTCTGCAATCTCCATATGTTCCTTCTGCGTACCGTGTGCAGAGCGAAGATCAATATAATGAATCCATGACCGCACAGAACCGGTCATATAGAGTCTTGTGGGGGTCGCCAAGGGGAGTACAAACCTTGCACACTCCTTTGCTACTCCTTTCTCCAGAAGTCTATTGTAAAGACGTAGACCTTGCTCAAAATGAACGCGGATGTCTTCGGTCAGGGTCAGTTTTAAATAGTCAGGAATATCATCAATTGAGTTTTGACGATTCTTTGTATCCTGACGACGTAGTTCAGGAAGAGGAATAGTATTGTTTAGAAGATTAGTATCAGCATACCGTTGCGAAAATTCTTGATATGTGAACGAACGGTGACGAAGGATTTGAGCCGCCAGTCCACGAGTAGTATTAATCTCTACTGTCATAGTTGCTTGCTCAAAGATGCTCCAGTGCTGATGCTGAATACAATACTTGAGCAGTCCAGAGAACTTTTCGTTCTCTTGATTTGCAGGGTTACTTACGCGAGCACAATATGCCATATGCTTTTCTGCGTCAGGAGTAACACTGATTAGTTTTACTTCTGGTTTCATAAACTCAAATTCGTTTAAAATTTCCATAACCTCTTATTCTATAAGTTGTTTCCAAATCCTTTATTATTTTTTGTTCTTTCCTGTTTATTTAAAAATTCAACTTCTTTCAATTGATTTTTCAAATACCTTATTTCTTCATCGGAAAAAAACTGTTCTTTTTTTAAAGTATCTTTAATAACTTTAATAATATCCTTTGTTTTCATAATTTTTAATGATCAAACACTTCATCAAAATCGTCTATAGGAGGACCACTACTTTCAAAATCATCTAAAAATTTATTTTCTTGAGTACTATCTTCCAATAACTCATCTTTAAGAGATGATAAAAGAAGTTCCATATTTTTGATAATCAACCTTACCTTTTCTTTGTCCATTTTTAAACTTATAGACATAATAACTATACACAAAAAAAGAGGGGAAGTCAAGTTCCCCTCTTAATTATTTTGATGCTACTAGAGTAGCAAGAGATGCTTTATGACGCCTCTCTTCTTTTTGCTTCTGCTCTTTAATAAGTTGAAGTACATTGAGTTTTTTCACTTGTGCTCCTCCTTTACGAACTTAACACCACGATAAGTTTCATTATATTGTTGGGATTGCTGCATCATCTGCTGTTGATACTCTAAACGCTTTTGCGTATCGTATTCAATGCCGCGATAAACTACTTTAGACATAGGGATTCTCCTTAATGGTTAGGTTAAAGAGCGTTCCTTCAGTCGGCTTTTGCGTCTTGGAAACAACCTTTCTTTGAAACTTGTTTAATTTCCCAGACAATATCATTTTTTTGTTGATAAGTTAACTCTGGGTGATTAATAACTTTACCAATAAGAAAGTTTGCTTGTAAACACGTTAAGAACAGTGCTTCCATAGATGAACGATCCGTTCCGAGTCGGCTTACTTCCGTTCGCTATTTACGAATAGCGAATGAACGAGACAAATATTATAATATCTGTCTCATTATATAGTCAAATATATTTGTAACTTATTATACAAATTTACAATATTTTATTTTCTTTTCTTTTTTTCTGGTGCTTTATATCCCCAAAGTTTAGGATTAGTTCTCCCATATCCAAAATCAATTTTTTGAACAACTCCAGGCCCAAACTTATCATAATACATATCAAATATTTTAACTCTAGATCCTCTACAAAGATCAATTGATGTTTTATTTTCTATTTTATAGAAGATAACATAAGCATCATTTGGATATGATGGATTTTTTGCATTTTCCAATGTGGTATCTTCTAAAATAATTTCGCAACCATACTTGGGAGGAATATTATTTTTTTCTTCTTGCGACCAGTTCATAATAATATCCTCCTTCTCCTCTACTACTTTCGTTCTACTCACGAACGTCCACCCCAAGTAATATCAGGATACGCTTCACTTACAATATCTTTTGTTATGTTGTATTTATCTTGTAGTCTTTTATCTTTAACCAAGCAAAGAATTTCTGCTTCTAATGGATGAAGTCCCTGAAGTAAATTAATAAAAATGTTTTCTCTACGAAGAATACTCAACCCATCATTTCCACCTTTAATAAAATTATAAAATTTAGCATATTCAACCCTAATTGTAGTATGCAACTTATCAGATACCCCAACAGAATTTGTTCCCAATTCTTTCATTGAAGAAACTGCCTGATTAATTCTTTCAGTCATTGTTGAAGTTTCTGGATTATCATCACCAAAATAAGGAACATCTCCAGGAGGAAGCATAGAAATTACACTTTCATCAAAATTCCAAATGAAAATTGCTTTCAGTGAATCGTGCTCATACTCTTTGAGTATTTCTACTTTTTTTGCATTAGATCTTTGTTTTGAGACAAGATCCAAAACTTCAAATGCAAGTGGTTTTGGAGGGAGTTTAGTAATTACTCCTGCAGTACCTGCTTTTGTTTTAATCGTCTTCGTCGTCTTCGTCTGTGTGCTCATAATCGTTTTCAAACCTCACTGCTAGTATTTCATCGGGAATTATGTTCCCATTTTGATCAAACATTTCTGGATGTGTGTATACTTGTAATTGTTGAGTACTGTATACGTGTTGTTTTGTTAGCCAACCAATTACTCCTCCCACTAATAAAAATAAAAATGTAACTAAAGAAAAAATTGTGAGTTCTGCTGCTAACATTTTTCTTCCTCCGAGAGATTAACTTTTTTCTTTATCAATAATTCAATCCTAAAGTCTATCTCTCTTCCAAAAAGAGAGAAAGTCTTTCCAAAATTGAACTTTTTAGATTCAAGTTCTGGTTGATCTTGCTCTCTCCTCCTGCGAAGCATTAATTCAACTCCACGATTTATATCGTGGTTTTCATTTTTATTTAGGATAGGATCAAATAATATTGTTTTCTTGTAAATATTGAATTGTTTCACGGCATCCACCTAAATGATTATTTTCGCATATTACTTGAGGAAATGTAGATCCAACACCAAACTCTGCATAAAATTCTTCTCTATTAAAATCTTTACCCAACTCATAAGTAACAAGATCTAGTCCTTTAGACTCTTTCAATGAATTTAGTACTGTTTTTACTTTATCGCAATAAGGACAACCGCCTTTTGAGTAAACTGTAAATCTCATAAAAATAACTGTGTGATAAAATTTTTTATATTATGATGCATTATTTCTTCTTTGTCTATACTTGTATAAATTTTTTTTAGACTCTACAATAGTCCAATTATGTATCTTTATTCTTTTTTCTTCAGAAAAAAAACTTTGTGATCTATACCACTCTTCCCAATCAGTATGTGATTTTGATTTATTGCAAGATTCGCAACAACAAATTACATTACTAATAAAGTTATTTCCTCCTCTAGATTGGGGAATAATATGATCTATTGTTAAATTTTCTTCAGATTCGCAATAAGCACATTTATTATTCCACTCTTCTTTTATGGATTTTTTCCAAAGTCTTCTTGCTTCTTGTGCTGATGAAGTTTGAAGATTGTAAAGATATCCTTGAGGGGAAGTATAGAGATCCATAGATTAATGCAACCTAAACTTATGTATGCTTTTTTTCTCCATTGTGTTTTTTTGAACACGCACTCCTTGCCCAAGAACGACTTAAGCTATTTACATAAGAACAAGGTTTTCTTTTTTCCCCACAATAAGGACATTTTGCATCTGGGGGATCCGCAATGTATCCGTCAGGTGTGTACATCCTTTTCTTTTTTTGATTCTCCGCTTGTTTTCTTTTATGATAATTCATCAAAGATTAAAAATAATTAAAATTAATATTTGCTCTAATTTGAGCATTTGTACAATTAGTACTGCAATGAGGAACTGTTGGATCAAAAAGTAAAAGTCTATTTTCTATAGACTCTATTTTATGTTCATCATTTATTATTGTATATCCATCATTGGTATTTAAATAAAAAATAGCTCCATTATGTAAAAAATCATAGTCTATATGATTTAAGTTATGATGTAATACATCTGTTCTTGGATATATGTTTCCTTTTATTCTAATTAATGATTTACAATTTAAAACTTCTAGGATTGGTATCAATAAATCGTACCAATTACTTTTTTGTGGAGTAAAGTGTTCATAATAATAAAAAAGATGAGTAAAATAACAAACTTTTTCTATTCCGTTATTGCTAACATTTTTAGTATAATACCAAGGAATAGATCCATTACCAATTATATCTTCTGATATTTTTTTAAAAATATCAGAAGGTAATACATCATCATAAATAATAAATTTTTCTTTTGTCATATCTTAATAGGTTTTCCTTGTCCTTCAGGAAGTTTGATTTGTTTTGGTTCAAATAAGTTACCAATATACTCATCAAATCTTTCTGAACTTACATTATGAACTGCTACAATTTCTGTTGTCGGAAGTACTTTTGGAATCTCAATATCAACAACCTGTCCCATCATAAACTTGTTTCTTGTAATGGTTCTATTTTGTGGATCGAATGAAACCATCATAAGAGCATCGGACTCTTCACCACAATCTGCAATCTTTCTTCCAGTCTTTATTTCGATGACTGAAAAGTAATCTTCACTGTTGTACTTTTTCATTACTTAAGGTCTTTTGATTATTATAGGTCTTTACTGGTGGTCTGTAAAGTCCAGGCCAAGTATCGCGGATAATTTCTGCTAGTTTATATGGTGTTTCTGAAGTAATCACATTAATATTAGTATTTAAAAGTTTTTTCATAGATTCCAATATTTATGATGAGACTATGGAAAAATTAATTTTATCGTTTCTGCCGTAATTTGGCAAAGTATTATAATTATTATTTGTTATTTTTATTCAACTTATTTTTAAATAATTTCATAAATACTTCCAGTGTTTATTCACAATAAGAAAATGAAAAGACTTCTATTAGCCTTTTCGTTATTCTTCGCAATTCCAGTTAATGCTGCTGAAATCACATCAAAAATCACTGATTCTGTTCAATTGAAAGTTGATGGTGCCGCTGTTCAATCAACCCGAATTGGTGCTTCCTATTCAGCATCAGGAACCAATATCCAAGCAACATCCTTTGGTGGTGTAGGTGGTGCTGGAACCTATGACATTAATACTCCAGGTCAAGCATTTACTTTTTCAGAAAGTTTTAATGCTGCTGACACCCCTGTTACTACCCAAACAGTCACCAACGGTGTTATTGGAACACCAAATCTCTACGGAGATAGTGTAACTCAAGTTGGTGGTGAGAAAGGAACTCTCGCAGGTACTCTTTCCCCAACTGGTGTTCCTACCGTTACTGCTGGTGGTGCAGGAACTAGTGCTACTGCTCAAAGATCCATTGAATTAAGCGTATTCAAATGAGACATTTAACTCCCGCTTTGCTTTTAGCAACGGGAGTCATATGTACTCCCGTTTATGCTGAGAGTGTTGTGCCTAATTTCACTAGAGGTACAATCAATGCAACAACAGAATCTACAACAAAAATTGTAGAAGCAATCCGCCAAGTTGAATATACAACTGGTGAATCTTATACTGTAACTGGTACGAACATCAACATTCCTGGGAACCCACAGAAAGGTGCTAGCTATAGCATCATGACCCCTGGTGCTCCATTCCAGTTCAGCGAAACCTATCTCGGACCTGGAGTGGCATCAGAAACATGGATAGATCGTACAACAGAAACCCAATCAACTACTACATCAATCTCTGTCTTTACGCAATAATTTCAACAGGGACTGCATTTGCTCAAAGCACTCCTGCACCTAGCAATACAAACATTGCTGGACCAAGTGCAAGTGCTACTGGAAATGTAACTAACCAAGCAGTTCAAGTTCTTCAAGGACCATATGCAGTTAATACTTATGGTGGTGGAGTAAGTTGTCAAGGTGCAACTTTTTCAATCTCACCATTTGCTATGAGTAGCAACAACAATAGTGATGATCCAGAATCCTTTGCATCACGCAATGGAAACTGGGG